TGGCCAGGATATGCCAAGGCTCAAAACCAATGTCAGCGTCAATAAACATCATGTGTGTGGAGTCAGGCGTGTTTAAAAATTTAGCCACCAAGGTGTTGCGAGCACGTGAAATCAAACTTTCATTGGTCATGGTTTCAATGGTCCAATCCAGGCCCAACTGGCGTGCGGTATTGGCCCATTTGATATAACTCATGAAGTTTTGTTCAAACAATTGACCACCATAGCAGGGCATACAAAAATGGATTTTTTGTTTACGGCAGTAGTCAATATTGACCTGGATCTGACTCTGATTGGATGGTGCGGCTGCTGGTGCGGGTGTGGGTGTGGGTGCTGCATTGGCAGCTTCTGTGAGTGCTGCGGCTAGGGCTGCTTTTTTGCTGGGTTTTTTTGCCATGTTGGTCCTCAAGTAAAGTAGTGCTATTACTTACGGAGTCTACAGCAGCGGCGAAAATTTATTCGGTGGCTTTGGCGCGGTCGATCACGGCCTGATGATAGCCGTCGGCCCAGTCACGATATTCAGCAGAGTCTGGGTCATAAGGATTGGTCATGGCCTGATTGTTTTGATAACATTTGTATCCGCGGAGATAGCAACGGCTGTCCCTGGGACCTAGATCCAATTTGCTCATGGGTTTGGTTGCCACATCTTCGGTGAAACGGGCTTGGTCCTCTAGGTCTTTGATATCCCAACCGGTGCGCTGTATGCTCTGTACCAGTGCTGTTTCTATATCGTACACACGGCTCTGCAGTAAATCCACAGCATCAATGGCTTCTTCAATGGCAGTCATGACATCTGAGATACGGCCTCGTTGATTTTCCATGGCTTCAGGAGCCAAGGTACGCAGCTGCATTTCAAAATCATGCAGTTTGTACAAGGCGTCCTTGCTGATTTTTTTCACACTAGGCAGCAGCCGTTCCATATACTTCTGTGCCTGGGCCAGAGATTCTGCTGTTTCGGGTTCCGCGGCTTCTTGCGTGACGATCTGTTCCAACAATCCAACAAATCGGCTTTTTTGATCAGCAGTGGCAGAGCCGAGATTGTCGCGTATCTGCTGTACTAGATCGTTGATTTTATTGGCGTGCATGGGATTATTTATTGTTCACGCCCATGGCCGCAGCCACGGTTTCAAAATAATCCCGACCGGCTACTCGGAGATTGGGATCCACTCCAGTGGCACGGAAAAATCCTTCGCGATCGCCTGCGGTGACCATGGCACGCACATCGGTACTGCGCAGATTGGGATCACCCGCAATGCCTTCAGCATCCTGTGCTTCAGGTGTGCCACCGTCGGTGAATGAGTCAAAATTGTACACAGCACGCAAGGGCTGGCCTTTGGCATTGGCTTGCTTGCCATTGGTGGCCATGGGAAAACGCATGGCTTCTTCGCCGGCGCCGTACATGACCACAGCATTCTTGTAGCCTTTTTTATTCAAATATTCGGCAGCAAAATCACTCATGGGAATGGCAGGATCCATGACAAAATGATCACGATCCTGTGGCAATATTGCTCGCCACCAGGCCAATTTTTCAGCACCTGTCAAAGGATTTTTTTCAGGATCACTATCGCGAGGACTAATAAACAGATACCAGTCAGCATTCAATTCACCGGCCTTTCTTTTCAAGGCATTGATCAGTCGCTGATGTCCAGCATTGGGCGGATTAAATCTGCCAAATGCGTACACCACGGTGTCTTTTTTGCCACGTGTGTTTTCAAACAATTCAAATAATAACATTATCTAGGTTGCCAATCGCTGCGTTTGATATATTTAACAAATTGCCCAGGAATGGCATATTGGTAACCACCGGGATCGGGCTGGGCAAATCCTTCGGGATTGTCCTGTCTGATGATGCTGTGTTGCTGTATGCCTGTTAGCCACTGATCCAGCACTGAATCTTTGATTTTCTGCAGTTGTTCCACAGCACCCAGCGTGGCTGTGAGTCCTGCTGAATCGTTCAGCATGACGTCGGCTTGTTTGGCGCTGAGATTTTGTTTGGCCCAGGCAGGAAATGACTGGGTCAAATCAGCGAATTTGGTGGCACGCTGATCACCCATGAACTTGTAAATCACTGAACCAGGACTTTTAAGGCCCGGCTTGGGTGACAGATAATCGTCCAACACTGTGCGATTTTTTAGTATGCTCTGCTCCAGCGCAGCCAGAGCACGATCCATTTCGGGATCCAGCACAGGCACAGTTTCCACATACAGCGGACCTTGTACCACCAGTGCCGGTGTGTGATTCATGGCGTCAATTTGATCTGTGCTGAGTCGTTGTTCTTCAGTACTGCCTAGTTCGGGATAGTATCCTGTGATGGCCACACCAGCAGTGGCATTTTCTATGCGCTCGCCCAGTCTGCTGTCCTGGCGCACATAGAATCTCGTGACGTTGGGCTGGAATGTGTATTCACCCCGGGCGGCAGTGGCAGGCTTCTCGGGATAGAACAACAATCCACCTTCCACGAATCCACGGAAATCATCGGGGGTGGCACGCTCAAATACCGAATACAATTGACTCATGCCTTGTGCATATTGATTGCGCTGTGCTTGTTGTTCTGGAGTATCCGCACGACCTGTGCCGGCAATAAACCGTTTTACTGCTGACGCACTGGACATTTTGGTACTGATGCCATCGGCGGTTTTATCTTTGCCACGCTGCTGATACTGCCAGGCATTTTTGGGAAAGAAATAGAACTGTCCCTCATCGTCCCTGCCCCAGAAAAACACCGGAGATCCATCCCATTTCACTTCCACCTGCTGATATTCTGTGGGCAGTCTGCGCAGTCGTTCTATGGCGTGCAAGGCACCTTGGCTGCCATTGGTATAAACAAGGTCTTCCAAGTGTTGATATTTGCGACCTATGTCTGGCATGGCCGCTTCTACAAGGAACTGGCGGCTCAGCATGATCAGTAACTTATGGTAATCTTGTTGATCACACCGCTGGAGAAATCTTTCACTCGGCAGCGCAGCCAAGTGAAGTTACCCAAGAGATTCAGCGCAGACACTCCGGTGTAAGCAGGTATGGGAATGTTGCCACCGGCTATCTCTCTGATTTCTATCACATCGTTGGGCTGTGGCGTCCAGTCAAATACCAAGGTATTCATATAGGTATTGGTGTTGCTGTTGCCAGAACTGGTCAAGATGTAACTGCCCAGATTGGGGAATAATAAATTGGCCACACCACCTTGCCAGGCTGTGTTGCTGTTGGCCACTGCACCAAAATTCAAGGTCATGCGATTGGGATCACCGTTGCTGTCCACAGTGATGTTGCGCACCACTGCACCTTGGGCAATGTAAATGTTGCTGTTGTATGCGGAACTGTTGCCGCCAATCACATTCACATTCACGTTGCTGTTTAGCGGAGGCAGTTGTTCAAAGCCAAGCTTGGGATCAACAAATCTAAATATCAAATTAGCGCCGGTCACAGGACTTTCATCTGCCAATGCAGCAAAACAATGCAAGGGCGATGTATTGGCGTTGCTGCCTGTGCGTGGCAAAGGAATTTGCAGTATGCCATTCACAGATACCAGTACACTTTCACTGGTATAAGTGGCTGAATCATTGTTCAGCACAAAGGTGTTGCTCAAGCCGTTGGCCACGATGGTCTGGCTGGAGAAGTTGCTGGTAGCGATGGGCTCATAGAATTCTCTCACTGCCACTGTGGCATTGGCCGGCAAGGAATCGTTGAATACCAAGGTGCTGCCCACGGTGGTATATGCTCCGCCTATGGCATTGGAACCTGGAACTTGTATGATACCGTTCACGCTGACCACCAGTTGATCAGCCGGATACTGTCCGTTGAGTACAAATGATTTGGTGGTGCCCACGCTGTTGCTGTACACGGGCCAGGTCAGTGTGCCTGAGCTGTTGGGACCTGCGTACCAGTTGCTGGGTGCTGTGGCATACTGTACCACAACATTGGCAGCATCGGGTATGCCCACGATTATGGGTGTGCCATCAAAACTGTTGTTGTTGGCATCTGAAGCATTGACCAAAATCTCTGTGCCAATCTGCAGTGCTGAAATGGTGGGACCGTAGGTGAATCGCACTTCGGTGCCCGACTGATAAAACACGTTGCTGATGTTGCTGCCTGCTGCGGCGGCATTGGTATAGCCGGAATTGAATATCTGCGACTCAACCATGAGCGCTGGCACATTGGCAGTTTTTTGTAAAAAGGTATTTTGTCCAAGACCCGTTACTTCTGCGATCTTGAACCAAGGATAGTTGGTGGCCAAAGGATCCAACAAACTGCTGTCAGGATCGGACTCCAAGGTGCCTTCAAATATGAGATTGCCCACAAAATTAGTACAATAGTAGGCCACTGTTTGTAAGCCACCAGGTGATCTATAGTAACTGGCTGCTTTCACAGGATCGCCGGCCCAGTTGTTGGCAGTGTTGGCGTTGTAATTGGGATACCCTGGATTGTAACTGGGGTTGTTGTTAGCGGCCGCTGAAGCGTTCCAATAGTTACCGTAACTAACCGTTGGGATTAGTATCTGTCCCGATGTGCGCATGGTGTTACTCCTTGATTACTTCTACGATCACACCGCTGCCCACAAGCTCTTGCGCCACTGCTTCTAGTGATTCGCAGAGTTCATTGGATATAACAGATGCCGGAGTAGAATCTGTATCTCTAACTAATTTACTGAAAATTATTGCAATAGATTCAGTTTGTATTTTAGCCATTGCTTGATTCCTTTTGCTTTTTATACGGACCTCTTTTTGCTCCTAACATAGCCAGGCTCCTTTGTTTTTTAAATTCATCAGAGCGTTTTTTCCCTAAATTTTTTCCTTTTAAAGAAATGCTTTTCTTTAGGCGTGTTTCTTGGGATTGTGGCCCGGTTTTTTTACCGATTCTTGATAATCTAATTTTTTCTTTTACTTCTTCACTGCGTGGTTTACCTTTACAAGCATTGATTCTGGCAGCAATATGTTCGGCGCTTTGTTTTTTATTTGGATCCCTGCCTGCTACACATTTTTTAATAATTTCGGGATCACGAGGTCCAGTATTTTTTCCCATCATTGAGATTCTTTTTTTATTTCGAGTCTCTTCTGACATCACATAACTGGCTCTACCATCACCGCCGTCGGTGCGGTTTCTAAGTATACCGGTTCCAAGATCTTTTCGACCATACCATTGGATTAATCGTCGTTCAATGGCAAAGGCGCCCACTTCTGAGAGATGGGATTCAACGATAACTAAATGGTTAGAATTGTCGGGTTTTCCAATTTCGCCCTTGCTTTTTTTCCAAGCGCGATTACCGGTTCCTTTACCAATATAGTAAGGGGTTCCGTTTGATCTAAGATATGCGTAAACGTAGTATCGTAGTGCCATACTACTATTTAGCGTGGCTCAATACGATACGTCTTTCTTAGCAGTCCTGGGAATGACATTTCAAACAGCATCTGTATATGCGGGTTGCTGGTATCAATGAACATATTGCTGGTCATCCAGCGGCGCCGCTGCCCCGTCATACGCTGTTGTAGACTAGGGCCCAGCCTGATTTCGTCTGAGTAATTTTCGCAGAATTTGATCAGTTTTTCCACCACGGGCTCTTCCAGCCAGCGCTCTCGAAAATAGTGTCTCAGTGTGTGCTGGGGGTCTTTCAGTTGCACCACATCGGGTTCATGTGTGATTTCAGCAGTGACCAGTTTCACGTGCTGTAGATGCTGCCAAAATTTAGAGTGCTGTATGCGGTGATGATCATTGGTATAGATCTGCAACCAGTTGTCGTACAATACCACTTTGTCCTGATCATTGGATTCCAGCCAGTCCAGACATTCATGTAAGGCCAGCACGTCATCAGCAGAGAAACTCCTGCCCGGACGGGTGCGATTGCCGCGCCAGGATCCACCATAGTTGATGTTGCGCTTGAGTACCTGATCTCGGTATTCTATGTTTTCATCCAGAGTGCTGTGATCCCTCACACGGCCCAGTCTGGGCGACCTCAGCACTGCTGCTTCAAAAAGATAAGCAGAGATGCTGTAGCGATAGCGGTTGTAAAACAGTGTGCCGCGAGGCTGGGATTTAGACTCTAATAAGTCCATTGGCATCCACAGATCCTACCAGGTTGGTTGAGATATCAAAGGTCACAGCATCCGCCACATAGTCCGCCATGATTTCACAGTTCATGAGATCATCAAACAAGATCTTGCGGCTGAGTGGCACACGCACCAGTTCGTCAATTTTGCGGCTGAGTGGTCTGGCACCCATTTTGGCATCATAGCCTTTGTTGGCCAAGTGATCGATCAAGGCTTCTGAGAAGTTGATACGGATGTTTTTGGGAGCCATGGCCTGTTGCAGTTGCTTGAGGAATTTCAGCACGATACGCTTGATGGCCAGGGTATCCAGTTTCTGGAATTTACATATGGCATCAATACGATTGCGTATCTCAGGTTTGAAATAGTCTTTGAGTGCGCGATCTTCTTCGCCAGACTTGGCCAAGGCCACTCCAAAGCCAATGGCGTTGTTGTCATTGTCTCGAGCGCCCAGGTTGCTGGTCATGATGATGATGGTATTTTTACAAGACACTTTCTTGCCATTGCTGCCAGTCACAGTGCCTTCATCCAGCATCTGTAGCAAGATGTTGGACACATCAGGGTGCGCTTTTTCAATCTCATCAAACAAGATCACTGAATAGGGACTCTTGCTGAGATCATTGATGAGTTTGCCACCACCCAGGCTGTGATCTTCATAGCCCACATATCCTGGAGGCGCTCCAATTAGTGTAGACAGATTGTGCTTTTCTTGGAATTCACTCATGTCATAGCGCAACAGTCGCATATCCAGTGCGTCACTGAGTGCTTTGGCCAGTTCGGTTTTGCCTGTGCCCGTGGGTCCAAGGAACAGGAACGATGCCAAGGGCCTGGTATCAACATTGATGCCAGCAAAGGAAACAAATATGCGATCGATCACAGGGTCTATCACTTGATCTTGACCAAACAGCCGATCTTTCACAGTTTCAGCCAAACGCTTGATCTTGTCTGTGGTCTTGCTGGCCAGTTTGTCTCGCGGTATGTCAGTGAACTTGGCGCAGGCAGTGATGATATCTTCACGCAGGACCACAGCACCTTCGGCATCATTCACACGATAACCAGCGCAGGCAGCATCCAACAGGTCAATGCTTTTGTCGGGATTTTTACGATCAGTGATGTAACGATCACTCAGTTCCACTGCGGCCTTCACAGCATCTCTGTCGATATGCACTGAGTGGAATGTTTCCAGCCTGGGCTGCAGGCCTGTCAAGATATTTTCCGTGTGCTCGATGCTGGGTTCATCTATGGCCACTTTGTAGAATCTGCGCATGAGTGCGCGATCCTTTTCAAATGACTCGTAGTATTCTTCCCAGGTGGTACAGGCTATGACCTTCAAGTTGCCTTTGGTTATGGCAGGCTTGATCATGTTGGCCAGATCCATGCTGGAGTTGTTGGCAGCGCCTGCGCCTTTCATGGCGTGTGCTTCGTCAATGAACAAGATGCAGTTGTCCTTGGCTGCCAAGGCACTGAGCACGGCCTTGACTTTTTCTTCAAAGTCTCCGCGATATTTGCTGCCTGCCAACACATCCGCAATGCTCATAGACCACACTTCGTGATTCTGCACAAACTTGGGCACTTCGCCTGCTATCACGGCCTGTGCCAGGCCTTCCACTATGGCAGTTTTGCCCACACCGGGATCGCCTACCAGCAGCACATTTGATTTGAAACGCTTGGCCAACACAGTGATCATTTCTTTGAGTTCTGTGGCGCGACCTATCACGGGTTCATACTTGCCGGCTTCGGCCAGTGCAGTCATGTTGATGCAGTACTCTTCCAGTATTTCTGTGGCCTGCTTTCGGCCCAGTTTGGGTTCGCGCTGCTTGTGATGATGTCCTTGCCAGTACTCCACAAATTCTTGTTTGGTCAGTCCATACTTGGAGAAAAAGTAGTGTGCGTGGCAGTTGTTTTCGCTCATGATGGACAGATACAGATCAATGGGTATCAGGAACCTGCGATTGCTGAACACCACCTGTGTCACAGCACGATTGATCATGCGCTCGAGACCGTTGGTCTTTTTGGGCACAAACTCTTCGGGATCCACCGATTCCAACTCTAGACTTTTCATGGACTGTAGATAGGCTTGGATGTCGGCATCCAGGCTTTCAATGTCCACGCCAAAGTCCCGCACCTGATTACGGAATTCTTGATTGCGTATCAGTGCCAAGGCCACGTGTTCTAGCGTGACATATTCGTGACGCATATCAATGGCCAAGTCTCGGGCCATGTCGATGATACTTTCAACTTCGGGATTATACTGCATGGTATGCCTTTCTGTCGTGCATGGTTATGCCGTCTAAATGATCAAGTTCGTGCTGGAAACAACGAGATGCCAGGCCCAGTAATTCTTCTTGTACAATGTCTCCTGGGGCTGTGCGATATCTGACCTTTATTGTATTGGGTCTGCTTAGTGTACACTGGTCTCCGGGAAAACTCAAGCAACCTTCGTCAAAATTGGCAAAATCGTCACTGGATTCCATGATTTCGGGATTGAAACAGGCCCAGGATCTCACACCAATTTTCATCACAAACACACGCTGGCCGATGCCCACCTGCGGAGCTGCCAGACCTATGCCATTGTGCGCGATCATGAACTCCAGGAGATTTTTGGCCAATCGTTCATTTTTCCAGGGATAGGTAAAATCCACGGGTCTGGCAATTCGGTCTAGCACTCTGCGTGTGAGTTTCATGAAATTATTTACTGTTTCGCTCGTCTGATAGCATCTATCACATCTTCAGGTATGTGTCTGGGCAGGTGTGTTACAATATTCACTATGATGTCTCCAGCAGGTCCATTGGGATTTTTTAGTGCTTGACCACGCAGGCGCATCTGCGATCCTGGTCGGGTACGTTCGGGCACTGTGACCGACAGCACTGTGTCCTGCAGCGTGGGTATCTCTAGTTCACAGCCCAGTATCAGATCCCAAAAATCTATGCTGCGTGTGATCACTAGATTCAGTCCTTGTCGCTGGAACTCGGGATGACGATCCACGATGTAGGTTATCACAAGATCATGATTGTTGGGTCCCAGGTTAGGATAGCGCACTTCCTGTCCTGTGTCAATGCCCAAGGGTATGTCTATTTCGATCAGTCGCCCGGAAATATTAAAGTTACGCTTGCCCCCTGTTGCCAGATCCTTAAGGTTGATATGTGCCTGTACGCGGGCCTGGGGCCTGACCTGATGACGGAACACGTGCCCGAAGATATCACCGAAATGATGTGCGAATTCTGGTGGTATTCCTGATTGCTGGAAATGGAATTGGCCTGGCGGGTTGTCGTACTGGCTTCGCTTGGCATCATCAGATAGTGTAGCATATGCTTGTTGTATCTCCTGGAACTGCTGGGTATCACCGCCGCGATCGGGATGATGCTTAGAGGCCAATCGGCGGTAAGCAGATTTGATTTCATCTGCCGAGGCCGATCGGTCTACACCTAAAATAGCATAATAGTCTTTCACACTGTTATTTTAGCATGAAAGACCCACTGTGTCAAACTTCTTCTTTTTTGTTGGCTTCTATGGCCGCTACCTTTTCCTGGCCGCGTGTGTAAGCACTGATACCAAGTATGGCACCAAAAGCAATGTGTATAAATCCACCGCCCTGCAGGCTCAAAGGAGCCCACTGACGGAATGCGTCATTGGCTGCTTGTACTTCCCAAAACTGCACGATAGTAAACAGTACGGGAAACAGTATAAAATCTGCTATGTTGATCATCATGTAAGTTATGGCCATCATGGGGCGCCATTTGCTGGTCATCCAATCCTGGGCTTTTTTCTCTGCTGCTGTTGCCATTTGGTTGCTCCTTGTTGTAATAATTTGTACTTATTTCTCGCAAGTATTTTGGTCAGTGTGCAGTTTTTGCACTAAGTATCATTTTATAGGGATATTATCATGGCCTGGACTGCTACACTCAACATCACCAACCTCACTGACTACAACCTTACTGTGAATCACAACACAGTGGGAGATTTGACCACTATCGCGCCTGGAGCTGCTTGGACCTGGACCACGTCAGATCCCAACAATACCAACGCACTGCGTTTCTGGCAAACTCCGGGACAGTGGTATATGCAGGGTTCAGTGGCCTATGGCCCCATGGCTGGCGTTTATATGGATCGTGGCTGGATGGCACCCACCGATCAAACCATCCGTTTGGATGCCGATGTCAATGGCACAGGATTCTCACAGACCCAAAACGGTGGAGCCACTGTGGTGCCCTGGAACGGATTCGAATCCGGTGGCACCATCAACATGAAATTTTCTAAGACTTGATGTTGTAGGCCAAACCCAGCGCAGCTAACACTCTGATCCAGAACCAGCCAATATCGAACTCCCACCATTTGTGGCTGAGTCGTGCCGATGCTGGTCGTTCATGGTGATTGTTATGTAATTCTTCGCCGCCGACAATGAAACCAATAGGACTAATATTCCTACTAGAATCCTGCGTGTCAGTGTTTCTATAACCCCAAAAATGTCCGACGCCATTTATCACTCCTGCGGCCCAGAACGGAATCCAAGCCATTTGTACCAACCATATCACTATGCCCCAGCCGTGCAACACAGCAGTCAATACGCACAGCAACAACAAGTATCCAAGGTTGGGATGTCTACTGTATATATTCTGTTCTAGCCAATCCCGGGGCGTGCCGCGACTGTACTGTTCGATCATGCGACGATTTTTGCTGGCGTCAGCGTACAACCAAGCGCCGCCAAACAGCACACGCCAGATGCCCAGGATCTGCGGCGAGTGTGGATCGCCTGCGGTTTCGCATTTCTGATGATGCAGTCTGTGTATGGCCACCCATTCGCGTGTGACCATGCCTGTGGTGAGCCACAGCCAAAATCTCATGGGATGGCTGATCCAAGGGCTCAGTTCCAAGGCCAAGTGTGTTTGATGACGATGTAGATAAATGGTAACACACAATATGGTAATGTGTGTCATGACTAGTGTGAGTATGATTTCTAGCACTGATTATCTTTTGCGTATTTCGTGAGTTTCATCAGGCCACCATTCAGGATCTGGGTCCAGTCGATTTTTGTATAAGGCTCGGATCCGTCGTTCGTATTCTTGCTTGCTGCCTTTTACCCGCTCAGATACCACATCCAACACATAGTTCAAGGTCACTGCATTGGCACTGAGCGTGGCACACCGTGCTGTGACTTCGTTTTTCAACAGATCCAGCAAGATGCTCTCTGATGAGTCTGCCAGCACACGCACGAATTTCTTGGGCACATGCAGATCTACGGTGCTATACACAAAATCATAGTGTGGAGCAGGACAGCAGTGCAGGATGTATTCGTCCTGCACTTCTATGCGTTTGAATCCGTCACGATCATGCCAGATCATGCGATCCGGTGTGGATTCATCGGGTTTGCCGAATTTTTTTGTGAGGCTGCGGGCAAATTCAGCAGGTTCAGCGTTGCCCCAATCTTTGAGGAAATTCTGGTCTTCGTTGAGGATTTGATTGATTTTCATTCTGTTATTTATTCTGGATCCAGAAGCCCAGTCTATCACCTGCTGCACTGGCATACCAGGATGTTCCCGGTGGTTGCTCTTGGCTGGATTCGGGCCATATAGGCCAGATTTCATCAGCATCATGATTAGCAAAATCATCGTT